TAATCAAATTAAGTATGTTGGAGCATCTCCCGTAGGAACTAAACCAAGAGGAACTACATTAAATGGAGATGGAAATAGAGGTTACACTGTAACATCCGAAAATCATAATGATGTAAGACTACAAGCTTATTATCAGACAATACTACAATTCAATTCTACCACTGGAATTCTAATTGGATCCAATTCTACTGTGGTTCTTGAGGATATTCTTATTCGTGGAAATTATACATCTGATGGTAGTAACACAACGGATGGAATCAGACTTCAGGGTGGAATAACAGGAGGTTTAGGTGGTTCTGTTAAACTGAACAATTGTGCAATTCACAACTTCCGCAATAGAGGACTTGCACTTGTTTTTGGAGGAAATGCTACATTGACGGATTTAACGATAACTAATTGTGGTGGTGGTATTTCTAATAGTTCCGGAATTATTTTAGGAGATCTAAGTACTCTCAGTGGTAGTCCAACTCTGACAGTTTCTAATTGTAATTCTGATGGGGTTTCAATACTACGGTCTGGTACATCCCGTATTCAAAATGCTATGATTTCCAATAATAATGGAAGTGGAATAGACATAAATGAGAATGGTTCTTGTCGCGCAAGTGGTTCAACAATTTCTAATAATGGTAAGAAGGGAGCTTTAGTTCAACAAAGCAGTTCTCTTCAGATAAGGAATACTGCTGTAACGAATAATGGACAGACTGGATTAATTGCAACTGGAAACTCTTATATAGATTTTCGTGATGTTGGCGGCACTACAACTCTTACCGGTAATGGAACTCCGTCTTCACCATTCTTAAATACAACAGGAAATTCTGGAGGATTTATTGTAAACTGATAAATCAAATCAATTTTAATCTTTAACCTTTCACTCTATTAGGAAAAAAACAATGGTAATTATAATCAGAAATGATGAAGCAGAAATGTTTTATACCACTTCTCAGTGGACTGATGCTCAGAATATGCAGCATGGTGGCGGTATTGGTTATACCGTAGCGGATACTGTTATGAATACTCACACTATTCTTGGAATAACATCAGAAACAGATCCTGTGACAGGTATATCTTCGGAAGCAATAGCACCAATGACACATAGTGAAGTTGCTGCTCTTGCTATTGGTTCCAGTTTTTCTATTGCGTCATAAATAAATTCAATTAGGTCTGTAATCTATTAAAATGTCATTACAAGGAATATCTACCGGAACCACTCCTAATGATGGGACTGGAGATCCTCTCATTAATGGAGCAAAGAAAATAAATGATAATTTTCAAGAAATTTACAATGCTCTTGGGGATGGCACAAATTTAATGACAGGAAATCCTACTGTGGATGTAGGATTTATTATCGGAATTGGTGGTTCTTTTACTGGTGTTGTCACAGCAACTTCATTCGTTGGTAATGGATCCAGTTTAACTGGACTAACCCATAGTCAAGTTGGTGCTATTCCAGATCTTATATCGGATGGAACACCTCAATTGGGTGGGAATTTAGATATTAATAATTACGACATAAATGGAATAGGTAATATTAGTATCAATGGTTCTATTACAGCAAATTCATTTTCTGGTTCATTGGGGGATAATTTAGATCTTAATAGTAATGATATTACTGGAACTGGCAATATTAATTTAACTAGTGGTTATTTTCAGTCTAGTTTAGGGATTAGCACCAATTCTGGAACAACTACGGCACAAATCAGTGTTGATTCAACTGGAAGTCAATTGATCATTACTGTACCTGGTGTTGGTTCAACAACCCTACCATTAACCTAATAAATAACTAGAAAATAAACGATCATGTCTGCAATTGTAACAGATCAATTAAGAATTATAAATGCTAGAAACTTTGTTAACGAAATCGTTTCTGACGATAGCGCTTATTATAGTTTTGTAGCTCTTACAAACCCCGAAGATTATCAATCTGATTGGGATGAAAATCCACCGGCACCTAAAGATTCATTAAATGAAGAATATCACAATTGGGATACAATTGTTGGACTCAAAAGAATTTTGCCAGAAGATGTTAAACTAGCTGTTAGAAAAATAGAATGGGCATCTGGTATAACTTATGATATGTACAAACATAATATAAGTAGAGATAATTTATCTCAACCATCAGAAGCAACTAATTTATACTCTGCAAATTATTATGTAATTAATTCAAATTATAGGGTTTATGTTTGTTTAAATAATGGAACTGATCCAGAAAATCCAAACGGAAGACCATCTTTAGATGAACCAAAGTTCATTGATTTAGAGCCTAAAGCTGCAGGAGCAAGTGATGATGGATATGTTTGGAAATATCTATTTACAATAAATCCAGATGAACTTGTAAAATTCGATACTTTATCATATATTACAATTCCAAGTGATTGGGAAACCAATGAAGAATATGATTCGGTTAGATTGAATGCAGAAGATAGTGGTCAAATTAAGGTTGTATTAATTAAAAATAGAGGTATTAATGTTGGTCCAGCAAATCGTGTATATGAATGCAATATTATAGGTGATGGAGAAGGTGGTTTAGCTTCAATAGTTGTTAATAATCAATCACAGGTTGAATCTGTAACAGTTTCTGATGGAGGAACTGGATATACCTTTGGTACAATTGATTTATTAAGTGGTGGTTTTCCAGAATCATTCACTACAAAACCTGAATTTGAGGTCATTATACCACCAAAAGGTGGTCATGGGAGAGATATTTACAAAGAACTTGGAACTACAAGAGTTTTAGTTTTTTCTCAAATTAAAAATGATGCAACAAATCCAGATTTTATTGTTGGAAATAAAGTCTCTAGAATAGGATTGATTTCAAATCCACTTTCTGCAGAATCGGATGAAATTTTAGATAAAAATCAAGCTAGTGGTTTAAGTGCTATTAGATTGATTGGTGTTAATGATCCCGATGACTTTAAAAATGCATCTTTTGAGGCAAATGCAGAAATAACTCAAACTATTGGAATTGGTGTTACCGCTGTTGGTAAAGTTGTATCCTACAATAAAAATACTGGAGTTCTAAAATTTACTCAAGATAGGACAGAACATGGTTTTGATTATAATTTAAATCGTTCCAGCGATGGCACTTATGGAAATGAAAAATTTTCCTTTACTTCCGATCTTCTTGATGGTGGTTCTTTGGAAATTTTTGGTTCAAATCAAATATTAGAAATTGATATTGATTTTAATGGAGATTTATTAGTCATAAATAATCAAAACTATTTTCTTGGGCAGGATTTTATTGATGGAGTTTCTGGTCCAGAAGTTAAAAAGTATTCTGGAGATTTGATATACGTCGATAATCGACCGTCAATTACTAGATCTTCAAGTCAAAGAGAAGATATCAAAATCGTATTGCAGTTTTAAGAATTATGCCACAACTTACCAATCTCAACACCTTTCCATATTTTGATGATTTTGATAAAGATGAAAATTATTATAAGGTCCTATTTAAGCCCGGACAACCAGTTCAAGCTAGAGAACTAACTACATTACAATCCATTCTTCAAAATCAAATTGAAAAATTTGGAACTAATATATTTAAGGAAGGATCTGTAGTAATTCCAGGAACTCTTGCTGTTAGATCTAATCAATACTTTATTGCTTTAGAAGAAACTTTTGCTGGAGTAGATGTTACTCAATACATATCCAATCTACTAGATGTAGAAATTAGAGGATCTCAAAGTGGAGTTAGAGCAAAAGTATCAATTGTAGTTGAAGATGATGATGTATTGTTTGTAGATATTTCTAACTCTGGTTTTGATATAGATAGTTCTGATTTTCTTGTTGGTGAATCATTAATAGTTGATGAAACAGTAAACTTAACTGATTCTGAAATATCAATCTTTACGGAAGGATCAGAAATTGGAGTTATTGAATCAATTGGTTTTGGTTGTATAGCAAAAATTACTGAAGGTGTTTTCTTCTTAAGAGGTTATTTCGTAGAAGTTCCTGAACAAACAATTGTAGTATCATTAGACGAAGCAGAACCAACATGTTCTGTTGGATTTGCTGTTGCTGAACAACTTATCGATTCCTATGATGACGATTCTTTGTTTGATAATTCTCAAGGTTTTGTTAACTTTGCAGCTCCTGGTGCAGATAGATTAAAAATATCTGCAG